TTTTTTCTTATGGCTACCACAACTATTGACACCGATACCGAACTATCCGCAGTGAACTCTATACTGGGAGCTATCGGACAAGCACCTCTAACAACTCTTAACTTTGATAACCCAGAGGTGTCATTTATATTTAACCTACTCCGTGATGCTAACGTAGACACGCAGGCAGAGGGGTGGCATTTTAATACAGAGAAGCATGTAAAGTTTGCAATAGATGCTAATGGCAAGATTGCTATTGGTAACGATATATTGTCGATGGATTTACATGACAACTACACCAAACGCACAAGAGATCTTGTACGTCGTAATGGATTCCTCTATGACAAAACAGATCACACAGATGTATTTACACAAGATCTGGATTTAGATATTGTTAGATTATACGAATTTGAAGATCTACCTATCGTATTTAGAAGATATATAATATACAGAGCATCTAGAATCGCAGCTACACAACTCGTTGCTAACGCAGGGTTGGTGAGATTACTAGGAGTACAGGAGCAGCAGGCAAGAGCTGCATTACAAGAGTATGAGTGCAATCAAGCAGATCACAGTATGTTTGGCTTTGATGAAGACTCTACATATCAAACTTATCAACCATTTAGAAATCTAAGGAGATAATGGCAGGCGTAACACAAACCATTCCACAATACTCATTGGGTATATCAGAGCAGCCTGATAACTTGAAATTTCCCGGTCAGGTTTCAGATTCTATAAACGCTATACCAGATGTAACCAAAGGTCTTTTCAAAAGGCCGGGTGCTAAAAGAATAGGAACCGATGCTCTATCCAGTGTGCAGAGTGGAGGTTCGTGGTTTCACTACTTTCGTGATGAAACAGAAGGATCTTATATTGGACAGATAGCAGCTGATGGTCAAGTCAGAGTCTGGCGTTGTAATGATGGGCAGCTGATGACTACAGCCTACGGCACAGGTGGGCAGACAGCTATACAAAACTATCTAGCTACAAGCACACCAGAAAACATACAGACACTTACAATCAATGATACCACCTTTGTTACTAATCGTGATACTACTAATGCTAACACTCTCGTTGGGACAACGGGAACTACAGATGCTACACCAGATGCTCACTTCGCTTTCATAGAGTTACTACGTACAGAAAACGGTAGGCAGTATGGGCTAAACATATCAAACAATACTACCACACAAACTCTTGATCGTGCTACACGTATCGAAATACAGAGTGATGATCTTGACGAAACAGATGGCACAGGTCATTGCCCCGGTATAGGTACACAAGTATTTAGTATAGATTCTGGTACTAAAACAAATTTAATATTTAGACTTAATGTTCTTGGGCAACAAGGTGTAAGCCCTAATTATAGTGCTAATGCTAACGGTGCTGGTGGGCAAAACTACAGATGTAGCTACAATAGAGAAGCTGTACTTCTACATGGTGGCGAAGGTTATGTAACAAACGATACAGTTACAGCTACACTTACAGCAGCCGCAGGCGGCGCAGATACTAACGGTAATGGTACACCAGATGCTGCTGCTACATATACCATCAAAGTTGTAGATCATGAAAGAACAACTGTACAGGCTAACTTAGGTCTAATTAGGCCAGCTCCTACACCATTTGATGCACAGACTGCTGTGACTGCTGACGCTATCTTAGGTAGTTTAAAAGAAGAGATTGATGCTATATCAGGTATCAGTGCTAAAATTATTGGTTCTGGTATGTATTTATCAAGTGCTAACGCATTTAACGTAGAAGTTGTAGAAGAAGATCTCATGCGTGTTATGCAGAGTTCTGTTAACGATGTAACAAACTTACCAAATCAGTGTAAGCATGGTTACATAGTTAAGATTTCTAACTCTCGAATGGCAGATGAAGATGATTACTATGTACGTTTTGATGGAGAGAATAATCAAGATGGCTCTGGATCTTGGTCTGAGTGTGCAAAGCCCGGAATAGCTAAGACACTTACAAACATGCCACTTGTTATTCAACGTACAGCTGCGACTACATTTACTGTAAGACAGTTTACTTATCAAGATAGGCGAGTTGGTGATGACTTAACTAACCCACTACCTAGCTTTGTAGGTCAACGTATTAACAAAGTATTGTTTTTCCGTAACAGATTAGCACTGCTGTCAGGTGAGAATGTCATAACATCACGACCGGGAACCCTTGGTATACCTGACTTCTTTGTAGAGTCAGCACTTACAACATCAGCAAGCGACCCGATTGATATATCTGCTGCGTCTATGTTTCCTTCAGAACTATTTGATGGCATCGAAATCAATACAGGTTTACTTGTATTTAGCACGAACCAGCAGTTCTTGTTAGCATCTGATGACACAGTTCTAAATCCAGATACAGCTAAACTGCGTAGTGTATCTACATTTAATTATAATGAGACCATAGCTCCTATATCTCTAGGCACAACTGTAGCCTACATAGATAACTCTGGTAAGTTTAGTCGATTCAATGAAATGGCAAACGTGCAGAGAGAAGGAGAACCGAATGTGGTAGAAGTAAGTAAGATTGTACCTACTCTACTACCAAAAGATATAGACCTTATTACTAACTCTAGAGAAAACTCTATAGTATTGATGGGTAAAACAAACTCAGATATAGTCTTTGGTTACAAGTATTTACAGATAGCCAACAAACGACAACAGGCTGCATGGTTTAGATGGAAGCTTAACAATCCATTGATATATCATTTTATTATCAATGATGAATACTTCTTTCTAGATAGTGACTATTATCTACAGAGTATAAAATTAGTGCAGGCTGATTCAGACCCTAGCATAGTACAAGATAATGTCGACTTCTTATTACATGTGGACAATCATACTACTGTTAGCGGTGGCAGCTTTAACGCAACTACGAATATAACCACATTTTCTGGTGTTAGTTGGCTGAATACAGTTACCACACCTAACTATGATTTAGTCGTGATTGACACAAATACTAACTCAGCACGAGTTGGACGGTATGCAAAACCTACAGTATCAGGTACAAGTTTTACTTTACCCGGTAACTGGTCAGGTGTGACACTTACAATAGGTTACATCTACGATTACGAGGTTACATTTCCTACCTTCTATCCTACAAAAGGTCAAGGAGAAAAGATAGCAGCCGATGTCAACTCATCTCTAATTTTACATAGAGTTAAAATACACTTTGGAAAGATTGGACTTTATGAAACAACACTTGAACGAGTCGGTAAACCTGACTACACAGAAGTATACGAATCAACAGAACTGGACGAGTACAATGCATCTGATGCACCATATCTCGAAGAGTTTATCAAAACTATCCCAGTCTACGAACGTAACACAAACGTAGATCTAAAGCTCAAATCTTCACACCCTGCCCCAGCTACGCTACATGCGTTGTCTTGGGAAGGAGACTATTCACCCAGATTTTATCAACGTGTCTAATTATATACACCCAATCACATTGGAGGCTGCTACAGAAGTGGCCTCTAATCTCCGTCCAGATGACCACAGAGAGGTCGAAGAAGGCCATGGGATAGATCCTACCACCTTACCTTTTCTGATGTCTCAGAATCCCTCCTACGTGTATTTCACAGTGCCTGACGGCAAGACTGCTGGCATGGCCGGAGTAGGACAAGAAGGTGACATATGGATGCTTTGCACTCCAGATATACACCGATACCCAATTACATTTGCAAGAGAGGCCAAACGGTATGTCGATAGCCGTACTGAGCCGCTCCTCTGGAATATAGTTGACAGTAGAAACACAGCACATTTAAAACTGCTAAAGTTTCTAGGTTTCAAGTTTTTACGTAAGTTAAAACATGGGCCAAACAATGTAACATTTATTGAATTTTGCCGTGTGCGTAGACGCTAACGCTGGAGCTAGGGCACAAGCCAGAGCCGAAGCTAAAAAACAAGACGCTCTTCACAGACAAAGAGCATTATCATTTTGGAATAGAGAAACACAGTTTGCACGTAACTTAGACAGATCAGTTATAGGCTTGAGTCGTGACCAAAGCGACATCAGACAGAACATACTGTACCAGACAGGTGCTGGTAGGTTAGCTCAACAAAAAGCCTATGCTGCATATTTACGTAGTAGAAAAGCAAACGAAGGTGGTAGAGCCAAATCATTTGGAAGATCTGCACTAACTAAATATTTACAAACAAAAGCAGGCATCGAAGGTGTAGTAACAACTGTAGCTGGCAGACAAGCTGCACAGAAGCAGAGTCAAGCTATGCGAAACTTTAGAAGTTTTCAAGCTAGAGCTAGAGAGAAGCTAGGATTACCCGCACAGCCACCACCACCAGTAATGATGCCACCAACAAACAGACTTGGAGGTGCTTTATCACTTGCTCAAAGTGGACTAAGTATTGCATCTAGTATCAAGTTTCTGTCTGATATAAGAGTAAAAGAAAATGTAGAACAAGTTGGTGTATCACCACAGGGCTACAATATATACGAATTTAATTACAAAGGCGGTGACGTACGATTCCGTGGAGCTATGGCTCAAGATGTAGTTAAAAAGAATCCTATGGCTGTAGGTATAGATCAAAACTATCTAACTGTTGACTACAGTAAAATAGACGTTGACATGGAGGTAGTAAATGTCGGAGTTTAATAGACAGCTTGGAGTGGCTCGTGATGCGTTTACGAGCTCCTCTAAATC